ACAGCATTCTAGTGAATGTCTTAGATTTAGAAGATAGATTTATCGACAGTATAAATATAACAGATGAGAATGATCTATACACAGCATTAGACATATTAAATCAATCTATTTATGAATGGATTGAAAATAACACAGATGAACAGGACAGACTAATTAACTTAGTCATGAAATGGTAGAGGGGGATTAACTAATGGCTAATCTATATGAGCTATCAGAAGCATTTAAAGAGTTGTCTAATCAAGATGAATTAGACCAAACATTATTAAAAGATACATTAGATTCTATCCAAGCAGAAATGAATGTCAAAGTAGATAACATTGTCAATTGGAGACGTGAAACATTAGGTGACATAGATGTCATAGATAAAGAGATTAAGCGACTTCAAAATTTAAAAAAACAAAAACAAAATTTAACTGATCGATTAAAAGATTACTTAAAAGAGATGTTAGAAACACAGGAAGTAGATAGTTACCGCACAGCTACTAATCATATTTACAAGCGCAAAAACGGGGCTAGTAAAAATATTATCGATGAAAAACTTATTCCAAAGGATTATTGGCTATCACAAGCCCCGAAACTTAATTCTAAGCAACTAATCGATGATTTGAAAGCTGGGAAAGATATTCCCGGCGTTGAATTAAAGGTAACAGAAAGTCTGGTGATTAAGTGATGAATAAATCGGAAACAGTTGTTGAAATAAATAAAGCTATGGTTGCGTTTCGTAAAGAAGTAAAACAACCGCTCAAAGATAAAAATAATCCATTTTTCAAATCAAAATACGTACCTCTTGAGAACGTTGTAGAAGCCATTGACGAGGCGGCAACACCTCATGGACTGTCTTATACTCAATGGGCTTTGAACGATGTAGACGGGCGCGTGGGAGTCGCTACAATGCTTATGCATGAAAGCGGTGAATATATCGAGTATGATCCTGTATTTATGAATGCAGAAAAGAATACGCCACAAGGCGCAGGCTCGTTAATCAGCTACCTTAAACGTTATTCGCTATCTGCGATTTTCGGTATTACTAGTGACCAAGACGATGATGGAAATGAAGCAAGTGGAAAAAATAATAATCCAAAACAACAAACTAGAACGCAATGGGCAAGTAGCGAAACTATAGGGATTTTAAGGAAAGAGGTTATAAGTTTCACTAAATTGATAAAGGGCACGGATAAAGAAGCTCCACAAAATATAGTAGAACAAAAATTCGACATAAATAACTATAAATTAACAGAAAAACAAGCAGCAGAAGCTATTCAAAAATTACGAAACAACGCAAAAACAATTACCGGAGGAAAACAATAATGCTAAACAGAACAATATTAGTTGGTCGTTTAACTAGAGACCCAGAATTAAGAACCACTCAAAGTGGTGTAAATGTAGCATCATTCACATTAGCAGTTAACCGCACATTTACGAATGCACAAGGAGAGCGCGAGGCAGACTTTATTAATATCATCGTATTTAAAAAACAAGCAGAGAACGTTAATAAATACCTATCTAAAGGATCGTTGACGGGCGTAGATGGTAGGTTACAAACGCGGAATTATGAAAATAAGGAAGGTCAACGTGTATATGTTACGGAAGTTATTGCTGATAGTATTCAATTTTTAGAACCGAAAAACTCAAATGACACTCAACAAGATTTATACCAACAACAAGTACAACAAACACGTGGACAATCGCAATATTCAAATAACAAACCAGTAAAAGATAATCCGTTTGCGAATGCAAATGTTCCGATTGAAATAGATGACAATGATTTACCATTCTAATTTAACCGGTTTGAAAGTGAGGTGTGTATATGACTGGTTGGATAAGTATTGATCGCTCAATTCAAAATCATTGGCTATTTAAAGAAAAGAGAACATTTTCAAAGTTTGAAGCATGGATATATTTACTCATGGAAGCGAATCATTCAAAGGCAAAAGTGCCTATTGGAAACCAAATTGTAACCGTAGAAAGAGGACAAAGATTAACATCGATTTTGACCTTGTCTGACCTTTTTAACTGGTCACGATTTAAAGTGAAAACCTTCCTTGACTTACTCGAGAGTGATGGAATGTTAGAAGTCAAAACAACATCAAAATATACCCTTATAACCATTGTCAATTATGACTTTTATCAAAGTGAGCAGGGCAGGAACCAACATCAAAACGACATCAAACCAACATCAAAACAACATCAGTCAAACATCAACCCAACATCAAAACAACATCAAACCAACACAAACAATAATGATAATAAAGATAATAATGAAAAGAATGTGAATAATGAGAAGAAGAAGGTAACCGCCTTCGACTTCTTCCAAGATAACGGATTCGGTTTCATAACTCCTTACAATTTAGACGATTTAAATTATTATCTTGATTCATTTGAAAATGATTCAGATCAAATAGTTACCGCATCACTTAAAATCGCTAAAGATAGAAACAAAGTTACTTGGGGATATGCTAAAAGCATTTTGAATACATGGCTTAATGCAAACTTGAAATCTATTGAACAAGTACGTGCATTTGAAAAGCAACAACTTGAAAGCAAAAAACAAAATTATAAACCTTTCGTTAAACAATCAAAAGAAAAAACACCCAAATGGCTCACAGACAGCACGAGAGAAACGAAAACGCCGGAAGTAGATGAAAACCTTGAGAAAGACAGAGAAGCTTTTATTAAGCGTCTAAATAGCAAATGGGAGTGATTGAAAATGGATGCATTTGATAAATACTATCTATTTGATCATGACAGCAACAAAATGTTTTCAGTTACACCACATTTTAAAGATGGACGGCATTTAGTTGTTGGATTAAAACATACAAAATTCAATGGTCGACGTTGGTACTTAGATGATTATGAATTAAAAACACTTATTGATAATGAACAAATGGAGTTAGGACACCAAACAAGCTTATTTGAATATATATGAGGGATTACATGGAAATAGAAATTAAATTTAATGAAGTGTTTAATGCGCCGATGGGGTCGCCTCGTCCACGCTTTCGTAATACAGGTAGATATGCACACACATATATGCCTACAAAATATACAGAACATAAAAAATATTTACAAAATCAAATGCCAAAGCTAAATCTAGAAAATGCATTAAAAATTGAATTAGAGTTTTACTTTCCATTGCTTAAATCATGGTCGAAGAAAAAGAAAAGCGAAATGGTTGGGCAGTATAAAGTGACTAAGCCGGATATCGACAACTTAATTAAAACGGTATTAGATGCTTGTAATGGCCATGTATGGAAAGACGATAACCAAATTACAGAAATAACTAGCTCAAAGCGTTATGGAATTGAGCCCAAAATAATCATACGAATAGAAGAAATATAAGAGGTGGATAAAATGGCGAGAAAAGCAAGAATTGTAACAATAAACGATAAACCTTATAGGTTCAGTAAATTTGAAATGGAATTAATAGAAAGTCACGGTATAACCGCTGGAATGGTTTCTAAGAGAGTAAAAGACGGTTGGGAACTACATGAAGCAATGGACGCACCAGAAGGTACGCGTTTAAGCGAGTACAGAGAAAAGAAAACAATAGAAAGACTGGAACAAGCTAGACTCGAACGCAAATTGGAAAGAAAGCGAAAGAGAGAGGCTGAGCTAAGAAGAAAGAAGCCACACTTGTTTAATGTACCTCAGAAACATCCAAGAGGACGTTATGCGTGCTGGTTTGATACTACTTATAACCAAATGTTTAAGAAATGGCAGGAAGCATAAATGCCTAAAACCGATAGCGCATGTAAAGAATACTTAAACCAATTTTTCGGATCTAAGAGATATCTGTATCAGGATAACGAACGAGTGGCACATATCCATGTAGTAAATGGCGCTTATTACTTTCACGGGCATATTGTTCCAGGTTGGCAAGGCGTGAAAAAGACATTTGATACAGCGGAAGAGCTCGAAATATATATAAAGCAACATGGTTTGGAATATGAGGAACAGAAGCAACTAACTTTATTTTAAGGAGATGTAAAAATGAAAATCAAAGTTAAAAAAGAAATGAGACTAGATGAATTAATTAAGTGGGCGCGAGAAAATCCGGAGCTATCAAAAGGAAAAATTTTTCTTGCAAAAGTTTTTAGTAATGGATTCGTTCGTTTTCAACGAAATACAAATACGTGTTCGATATCAAGTTTTATTCCAATTGATACTCCTTTCATAGTTGAAGTTGAAGAGGAAATCACAGAAGATACAGTATTTGATAGGTTGTTTGAAGTGTACGAGCTTCAAGAGGGAGCCTGTATGTCAGCGTTACACACAAGTATTAGTATCAACGAACGTTTAGAGAACACGTTTTTCCCTACCAAAGCATTCTACATCTTGAACGACGGCCTAACTATGACATTAATTTGGAAAGATGGGAGATTGGTAGAATGAACTATGAAACAGGGTTCCAACTAAGCGTAATGGACGCTAGGTTGAAGAAGATGAGAAAACAACGTGATGAGTACAAGAAGCAACGATATGAGGCTTATTGGGGTTATAGCGAAGTTACGAGATTGTAACAAAGAACTGGAGAAGAAAGCAAGCGCATGGGATAGGTATTGCAAGAGCGTTGAAAGAGATTTAATAAACAAATTCGGTAACGATGATGAAAGAGTTAAATTCGGAATGGAATTAAACAATAAAATTTTTATGGAGGATGACACAAATGAATAATCGCGAAAAAATCGAACAGTCCGTTATTAGTGCTAGTGCGTATAACGGTAATGACACAGAGGGATTACTAAAAGAGGTTGAAGACGTGTATAAGAAAGCGCAAGCGTTTGATGAAATACTTGAGGGAATGACAAATGCTATTCAACATTCAGTTAAAGAAGGTATTGAACTTGATGAAGCAGTAGGGATTATGGCAGGTCAAGTTGTCTATAAATATGAGGAGGA